ATGGAAAAGATGTCGATTATCGGTATCGCAGGCGCTTCCATTGCGCTTGTCNTGCTCGTGGTGCGCATGATNGCCCATCGCAAGCGCAAAAATGCGCGCCGTGCCCGCAGGCAGCGCAACATCGCGCATCGATCGGCATGGGAATGGCTCTATGGCCGTTCGCGCAACCACAAAAGGCTGACATACCGGCCCGAAGATCCGGCGGTATAGCGAAGCATCGCTTCAGACCTGCTGGTCGAGCGCCTGCGCCACCATCGCGCTCCAGATTTCCGCGACATCGCCGCCTGCCTTTTCGCCCGCTGCGACCATTTCGGCAGTCGGTTCGCGAAGCGTTTTGAGTACCGCTTTCGCGCGCGACACTTCCTGATCCCAGGTGGCGTCGATATGGCCGCTGACGGCGGCGGCGATTGCCGCACCTCCGGCNGGCCTGTCGCCATTGGGGCTNTGCGCTTCGGCGCAGATGACNCGCGCGATTCGTTCGATCGGCGACGTAAGGGCGATATCGGTCATGGCATGGCTCCCGTTCGCTTTCAGGGGCAACGCCTGCCTTTCCNGGCTGTTCCGCAGCAGCGGAAAANNGGNCAGGGATCGGGCAGGCGCGCGATCCCCANNCCTTGCCGGNCGAGNTTCAGGCCGCCAGCGATCCTTCGACGGCCGATTTGCCGTGGCGACGGAACAGGCCGGTTCCCTGCATACCGCCCGCCATCATCGGCACTGCCGTGCCGCAATAGGCGCATTCGGCGGTCATACGTCCGATAATCCAGTGCGACTTGCCGCAGCCGGGGCAGTGATTTGCCTCATCCGGGCGATACGCAACACGATACCCGGTATGGGCCTGACGGATGCCGAAATCGTACATCATTTGTCTCCCTTAACCGGGGGGTACAACGGGCCGGGAAACGGGTTTGTTCCGCATGTGTCGCGAACCGCGTCAATAGCGGTCCGCCGCTCGGAAGGTGCGACTCGCCGCTAAACCTGCCGAATTTTCACGCCCATGCCGCCAGAATTTGAAGGAAACGCAGTGATGCGACTCGGGCAAACATGCCCAGCCAAATGGCCGGACCATTCGCTTTTCGATTGGGAGAGGTGCCGTTGCGAACGGCAAAGGATAGTGGAGGCCCGAGCCGGAATCGAACCGGCGTATACGGATTTGCAGTCCGCTGCGTCACCACTCCGCCATCGGGCCTTATCAACGACTTAGCCCGATTTGTGCGGTGGTTTTCGCACTGGCGATCCGTCGTTTCGCACTGAACGCTGTTTGTTCTCACGCCCTCTGCTCCAATTTTGCCACCGCTTCAAGAGCCAATCGCCGCTGGCGGATATACTCCATGGCGACCTGATAGGTGCGGTGGCCGATGATCGAGACGATTTGTTCGAAGGATGCGCCGGCGGCGTTGAGGCCGCCCGCCGCGGCATAGCGCAGCCCGTGCAATGTGCGGTGCGGCATGCCGTCGATCGCCTCCACGGCACGGTTCATTGCCGAGGACAGCGCGTTCGCGTCCATCGGTCGCCCGGACTGCGCGCGAATGATCGGGCCGCCGAAATTGCTGCGGATCGATTCGAGGTGTTCGCGCAGGCGCCGGTGGCACGGGATATCCAGCGGCTCGCCGGTCTTGTTCTGACGCACCCGGATAATGCCGCCCATGAAGGCGCTCCACTCCATCTGCGCCAGATCCTCACGGCGCTGGCCCGTGTAGAGCGCCAGCAGCACCGGCGTGCGCATGAACGGTTCGCAATTGGCGAGGAAATGCTCGATTTCCTCTTCCGACCAGATCGGGATGTGCTTCACCCTGGCCTTGGGCTTGCGGATGCCGGCGGTGGGATTGAAGCCCTGGGGCACCAGCTCTTCCTCATCGGCCCAGCTGTAGAGCCTGCTCATCAACTGCTTGATCTTGTGCGCAGTGCGCGGTTGCGCGCGCCAATGATCGCGCACCGCCTTGATCGTCGCGCGGGTGAGGCAATCGAACCGCTCTTCGCCGAGGAAAGGGCGCAGCTTGTTGATCGTGCGTTCGTAATCCACCCGGGTTCGGTCAGCGAGCTGTTCGAACTCCGGGCTGGCGAGATAGCGATCGAATATCCATGCGCACGACATGCGGGGCGCGGCCTTGACCTGTTTCGGTTCGGTCTGGCCGAGCAGTTCCTGATAGCGTGCGTGGAACGCGGCGTCGCCGGGCGCCCCGGGCAGCGCCGTATCGACGATTCCGCGACGGAAGCGCCAATATTCGCGCCATCCGGTCTTGAGCCGGCGCCGGATCACATAGGTATAGGGAAGGTCAGCCATTGCCATTTCCAAGGCGCTCCATCACGCGGCGGTGGATATCGTCACCTTCCGCGCCTTTGGCGCCTTCGTCCAGTGGCAGGCCGGAGAGCGCATCGGCCCAGCGATCGAGGTCGCGAATATCGTAGAGCACGCGGCGCCCGAGCCGCTTTGGCGTGGGGCCGTCCTTCCGCAGCGTGGTGGTGCCGATCGAAAGATAGCGCGCCGCTTCGCTCTCGCTCATCAGGCGAGGGGGGTATGCGTGCCATTCCCGGATCGGCGCGGCGGTCATGGCTATGCACGACCTGCCAGTTTCAGCAGTTCGTCACGATCAGCGGTCATTCCCCTTCTCCTGTAACAAGGGAGAGGATTCCATCGCGGCAATGTTCCGCGCTTATCGCCATTGATTGGAAATCGCGCTTGAACGTGCGATCGTCACATTCATTGGCGTGCGCTTTTCGCGCTAACGCTTCAGCCGCTGCCACACCCGCAGCATCCCGAATGGCTTGTTCGTACATGGCGAGCATAGCCGCAACGAACGCCGGTTCCTGCTTCGGATCAATTCGCGTGAAGCCAAGCCACTCGCGGACAGTATCGCGGAATATCTCCCGCGCCCGTTCTTCAATCGTCATGGCTGGTTTCCTTGGGTGGGGTGGGGATAAATTCAGCGCCCAAAATTCGAGCCATGCGCTGTGTAGGCCCCTGCGATAGTTCGGGACATGCTGCGATGATTGCGTCGGCGAGCGCATCCGCAACAGGCCACGGGCAAACCCAGCTATCACCGATGCAGCAGTCTTCATCGGTCGGGTCTTGGGTTTTGAGAAATGCAGCCTTGATCCGCTCCTTTGCATCACCCTGTGGCGTGGTTAGGTCGCGTTCGAAGCGGGCGACAACCTGAATTGCAGCATCCGCATGATCGGTGAATTGTGCAGCATCGCACCCCAGAGCATGCGCGATTTCGGCGCACGCATCCTTAGCCCGCTGGCTCACCGGTAGTTTATCGTGGGTCATCGCTTGACCTTTCCATATTCGCGAATGGTGTTTCGCGCATGTCGGCCTGGGGATTAGCCGCGCGCCATGGCGTGCCTTCTCCATGGGCTGGGCAGCCTCGGTCTTGTCCGAATGCTACGACGCAGGTGCACTCTACGGGAACCTCCCCGCCAGTGCTGTGCGGCCCCTGCGGGTCTTCGCCGTTCCGGTGCTCAGCTTCGGCATCGACGGCTTTGAGCAATGGGTCGCGATCGTATGTGTCGAAACCCATGCTTTCGACCATTGCGCGATCCGCGTTGATCATCTCGAGAAGCTCGCGGGTTTCCGTTCCCTCACCCCAACCATTGATCAGCGTCGATACCGCGATAAGGACGCCACGGTTGAAGTCCTTGCTGCTCTCATCCCGCAACCGCACCAATTCAGCATCCCTTTCGGCAAGCTGTGTGGTGAGGGCCGTAATATACTTGATAGCTTCGTCAGCGGCGCGAATAACTACCTCATTGCCCGTTGCGTGCGACGTACCAATAAGGCGTCCTATTATGATATGGCGCTTTGCGATCAGTTCTTCAGTCATTGGGATTGTCCTGGGATTGAGGTGGGGTTTGGGCGATGCCGGTTTCACCGGCCCGCGCTGGCACGGCTTCGCCGCTCAACCGCTTCGCGTTTTCGTCCTGCGGATGCTCATCGCTATCGCGTGGGCGCGCCTTACGCGTAATCTGATCACGCCAAACTATCGTTCCCTGCGAAAGAACCTCGTCTGTGCTGGCGAGCAAATGATGGCCATGCCTCGGCCCCTCGAGCATCCGGACCGCGCATCGCGGGCCAGTTATCGGGTCAACATGCCCATCTTGCAGAACAATCGCGTCCTGTTCGTATCGCCCCTTGCGCGCCGCGATCTGTTCTTCAGGCATCGGCTTTCCTTTCACGCGAGTGGATCCCAGCCATGGGCGAGGCTTTTGCGGACGAAGGCCACCGGGTCGGTTCGCCCGGCGGCGCGGTCTTCCTCGACAAAGCGGCTGATCAGATGGTTGCGGTAATTGGCGGCGGCCTTGCCGGTTTCGCGATCGGCGGGCGAACCGCGCGTGCCTTCGCGTGTCATGCGCGCCGCCAGATCGAGCATCGCCAGGCGCCGCCCGCGTGTGGTGACGCGGTGCGCCCACGCCTTGCCGCATCTGCGATTGCAGAAAAGCTGATTCGGCGCGGCTGGCACATAAAGCGCCGTACATTCGCAGCATGCGCGTTTGGGCGATTTCCCGGCATCCACCCGCGCGGCTGCGTTGCATCGCCGGGCGGGTGCCACAGCAAGCCTTGCGTCGGAACCGGCAGTCATGCCGCCGCCCTTGGTAGCGTCTGCGCCGCGCGCGCCTGCTGATTGCAGCTGTGGAGGAAGCGAATCAGGGCGGTATGCGCGCCATCGCGCCATGGCCGATGATAGTGTGCCAGCGTGGCGAGGCCCGCGGCATAGCGGGCGACGGATCGATCGTCGGGGCGCGCCGCGACCAGGCGTTGGGCGGCGGCGACGGCCGATTTCAGGTCCGCCCTGATTTCCGCGTCGCCCGCCGGGACATCGGGAACCTCGCGATGTTCGTCGACGGCAGCCCAGATGGTGGCGAGCGACGTGGCGACGCGGGCTCGGGCATCGGCGTCGGCAGGCGCGAGCTTGCCGGATTTGACGAAATCCGGATCGGTGCGCGCGCGATCGTCGCGCAGGCGTTCCGCCGCGGCGCGCAGCGTGGGCCAGTCGCCGATATAGGATGCGGCGGGAGTCATGCTGCGGTTTCCGATATGCGCGGCGGTGCGGCGCACCAGGGGCTTGTGCCGTCCAGGTGCGCTTCGGCGTCGCGGCGCAGCTGATCGCGGGCGACGATGCGGTTTGCCTTTCCCGCCTGCGTGATCAGCGCGCGCAGGCGCGGGGGCAGACGGCCCCAGCAATCGGCGCAGAAATATTCCCATTTCCGCCGCGGGCGCGCGCATCGGCGGCGCCGGCAGATGCAGGGGGCGGCGCGGCTCATTGCGTGATTCCGAGGCCAATCGCGTGGAGCAGGGCGAGCACGCCGATCGCGAAGCCCGCGATCAGGATGGCGCCGCCGATCCGTTCCAGAAATTGCTGCATTTCCAGATCGGTTTCGCGATCGTCGGGATCGGGGCGGTTCATGGCAGCAGCCCCGTCTGCATCGCCGCCATGGCGAGGATGATGCCGACGCCGATCAGCGCGACGATGCGCGTCGCACGATCGAAGCGCGGCGCCCAGCGTCGGCGCCAGTCGCGCGCGAGCATCGTCTTGCCATGCCAGCGTGCATCGTGGCGGTGCGATTCGGACGGGCAGCGCCAGTTGTCGCGGCCCGTGCTGGTGAAGCGGGGGCTGAGCATCATGCGCGCTCCGCCATGGGTTGCGCGTCGAACCAGAGCGTGTGTCCGGCCCGATCCTGCTCCAAACATTTTTGCGTGTATCGCGGTTCGAAGCGCAGCGATTTCAGAAGGCGGTGAAGCTTCACCGTCGTCAGCGACGTGAGACCCAATGCCTGCCGTGCCTGATGGGAAGTGAAGCCGCCGCCGCGGAACATGCCGACAAGGCGGTTGCGCTGTTCGGCCAGTGCCGGATCGAGCGAAGGCCGGATCCGCTGGAGATATTGATCCAGCATTTTGACGTGGACAAGCAGATCGGCCATCGCGTCACGCGCGGTGTCCAGCGCCTGATCGAGCGCGGCGAAATCCGGCGCGGGTTCGGGGACGCGGGCTTCGGGAAGTTCGGGTAGCGTGTCCATCTCATGGTGGGTCTGATCGCGTGTCATGCCGCGGCCCCCGATGTGGACTCGCTGCGGGGCGCAGCTATTCTTGCCGCTCGCAATGCGAGGAAGACCGATGTCCCTAGAGCAACAAGTGCAAGCGCTGCAGATGGTTGTGAAAGTGCAGTCCAGCCTGATCCACGAACTGATCCGGTATCACGCGGCGTTCGATCCTGCGGAAAAGCCCGTCCTGCTGAACGATGATGAATATGATGAGTTGATCGAGGGCACGCTCGGGCAGCTTCCTGCCGAACTGGTGCGCGAGTATTTTCCGTTTGCGCCCCAGCATCTTCGGAACGGGCAAAAAAACTGAAGCGCACGAGGTGATCGTCCCCATGCACGGGGGCATATCCGAGCGACGTCAATTCCCGGCTGAGCGCCAACCAGCTCGCAGACCAACCGATGGCGTCGCGCGCCTCGCGAAGCGTGAACGGTTCAAAAGGCATCAGGGCGGCCAGATCGAATTCGATCGGTTCGTCGCAATGCAGCTTGCGAAAGCGAATGCAGGGCCGAACGGCCTGCGTAAAACGGGCAGATTCCGATACCAGCTTGATCTGCGCGGTATCGAGTTGAGGATGTGCGTGCATATCCGCCTCCGATTGGTTCGGAGCGGAAACTAAGTGCGGGAAGTTACCCGTGTCAACAAAGAAATGCGGGCAGAGTACCGCGTGACTTAAAAGTGGGCGCTGGCGACCTTGTGAATGCGAGGTCTTCCGCGATCATCCACCGCAATCTGGCGGGTGGGCACGCGGAATGTGCAGGGCGGATTATATTGCTGAAGCTCAACAAATTCATTGGTCCGCTTCACCAGTCGCTTGACCAATACCATGGTGATCCGCTCCGAATCGGCGCCGTCGCCAAGCAATTGCACGATGACATTGTCGCCGATCACGACGGGCAGGCGGGTGCCGATTTTCAGGGTGGTGCCGGGTTCGAACAACGGCGTCATCGATTCGCCGATCACCGTGAGGGCGTAGGCGTTCGGATCATTTTCCAGCGCGCCATCGCGCTTAACCCATTCGAGCACTTCGGAGACATGAAGTTCCGTTAATTCAATATGTTCGCGCAGTTCGCCATATTCGCCGCCCAAAGCCGACCCGACCAGGGGCATCATCGGCGTTTGCGGCGCGGCGTTGAAGCCGGGGCGCTGATCCGCGATCGCGGTGGCGCGGACTTCGCTGGAAATCATATGCGGAATGGCCTGTGCTCGATCGTCCCCCAGAAGCCATTCCACCGACGTGTCGAGCACGCGCGCGAGTTGCGACAAGGTTTCGCCATCGGGCAAGCGTTTGCGGCGGGGGCGGTGCAGATCGCGAATTGCATCGGGCATCCCGGTGGCCGCGAGCGAGGCCGCTCGTGGTGACAAGTCGAGCGCGTCGAGCCGTTGTTCAATGCGATCGCGCAGGTTTGCGAGCTTTTGATGTGTGTCATCAGACATGCGGGGATTATCCCGCGAGGGCAGAAAATCCGCACGCGGGAAATTACCCGTTGACATGTACGGGCAGTTGACCGCATCTACGTCCCGCAACGGAGCGGGAAGCGAATGACCCTGATCGAACATCTACAGGCGCTGGCATCTTTGTGGTCGGAAACGACCGGGCGAAGCACGGCGCGGCTTGCCACCATGGTGGTGAATGACGGCAAGTTCTTCGTTCGTCTGGCCAATGGTGGTTCGCCCACGGTTGCGACGTTCGACCGTTTCATTGCCTGGTTGCGCGACGATGCAAACTGGCCAGGGCAATCCATTCCCGCCGAAGCAGTGCGATATCTGGAGAGTATTCCGGGCGCTGAACATGCCGACAGCGATAGTGCAGTGCAGCATGACGCGTCATGCGGAAAGGACGGGCGTTTTTCCGGCGGGCGGGCGGTGGCATGAGCGGGGCGGCGATTTCCCCGGTGGGCTGGAAAATATGGCGTGACGGCCGTTGGGTGCCGTTGATCGGCCCCGTCGATACGCGTCCGTCAAGCCTTGCCGCCGGGTTCCGCGAATTCGAGCGCAGCAGTCGCAGCCGTGGCCAGTGCGTTCAACGCGGGCGGACCGAGGGCAAAGACAAAAGGGCCGTGGACGGTTTCGATCCGCAAATGCGCCTGTCCGGCGGCATAGGGCTGGAGCGCTATTTCGAGCGGTTCGACGGCACCGGGAGCACGCGCGGGAGTGATCCTGAGCGCGTGGGTGGCGATCCAGTTGGCGATGGCGATTGCGTCGAGCGGGTCGAAATGCAGCGTGCGTTGGCGCCCGCTGACGGGGACGCGCAGCGTAACGCTGGTATCGGTGTGTCCGATTTCGGCATCGGCCCTGCAGATAATCATCATTCGACTCCGGTGGCTGGTGAGGACCGCGCCACCGTAGCCGCCGGGAAGGGGGCTTGCCACGCCCTTCCCGGCGATGGGCATCGTGGAGCTTCGGCGGCGCAGACCCCTCCCCCGGGTGCCGCCCAAGCCGCCGGCGGGCGTTCCCCTTTTGCGCCCGCCGGCAATGGTTCTGATGGCGCCCGCGACGATCGCGGCGGGAAGGGGGACGCATGAGCAGCTTGGCATCTTCGCCGCCGTCGCGGCTTTCGGTCGGTGATCCCGATTTCGATTGGGAAATTGCCCGCCGGGTCGAAGTGCTGATGGACGGCGTGCCGCAGAAGTATGTCGTTGCCTATGATGTTTCCGCTGGTGTGGTCGAAGCATATGCCAGCGATAGCGCCGGTGGAATTGTGATCGATCTCGATTTCCACATGCCGGTTATCCTCGCCCTGACGGGAAATGTCTCGGTCCGCTGGCGCGACGACGGGGGGCAGGACGCATGACGCCCGAGAAACTGCATCTGAAGCGGGCGACGCAGGACATGATCCGGGGCGTAGGCGGGCTGGAGGCGGCGGCGGGATTTTGCCGGGTGGGCAAATCGGTGCTGGGCGATGCGCAGAATGTGCATTGTCGCGACCGGTTCGTCGCGATCGACGTGGTCGCCGATCTGGAGCCGCTGGCACGCGAGCGCGATGGGTGGCCGCATGTAACCCGCGCGCTGTGCCGCGAAATGGGCGGGGTTTTCGTGCCGCTGCCGCAGGCCGAAGGCGCCGACAGCGTCGAGACGTGCCTGATCGCGCTGGCATCCGAATTCGGGGACGTGGCGCAGGCGGTGCGCGAGGCGATGGCGGACAAGGTGTGGACGCTGGCCGAGATCGAAGCGGCGACGGCGGAACTCGATCAGATGGACGCGACCAGCGCGAAAATGCGGCTGTCGCTGAAGCACAAGCGACGCGAGCTGCGCGCGGCATCGCCGGACAGGAGTGCGCACGGATGATGTCGCCGCCGGATCCCCGAACACTGGCCGCCGTGCGCGTTGTTGCTGAAGCGCATGGCGGGCATCCGCCGAGTCTGGGCGCCCATCGCCTGGCATGGTGGTTGGGAACATGTTGGGGAGGCCAGCCACTTGCCGCGCATTTTCTGGCGAAAGATTGGGGCCTCAGCGCCGATTTTATCGAGCGGCTGCTGATGGGCGAGGTCGAGCCTACGGGCGATATTGCTGAGCAGATCGCGGCGTCCAGCTCGGGCGCCATTCCGGCGCAAGACTGGTTCCGCGGCGGCCCGCTGGGGTGGATGGATTTCCCCCCGTTCGCTGGTGCGGCATGATGGCGGGGGCGGCGACGCGTCAGGAAGCGCGGTTCGTGCTGGAGCCGCTCGCCTATACTGTCGAGGCCGAAGCGCTGGCGCGATGGGTGCGCGAGGCCGCGCCGGGCAGCGAGCTGCGCTATGCCTGGGGCCAGGTGGAGCCGCGCACGGCGGCGGCGTGGGCGATGGTGCAGGAGCTTACCGCCGCCGGACTGGTGACTCCGTTGCAACGCCGCGCGGACGGCCAGCGCGAATGGATCATCCGCAAGCGGGCGCCGGTGGCGGTGCGCGTGGCGGCGGGGCGGCCCGATCCGGCTGCGGCGATGCTGGCGCATCTGACCGATTGCGCGTCGCGGGGGCTTCCCTGTCCGACCAATGCCGCGCTGGCCGTGGCGCTGAACCTGCGCGACGGGGATGCGGCGCGATATCTGATCCGGCGGCTGATCGTCGAAGGCGCGATCCGGGTGCGGCATATCGGGCCGCGAGCGCCGCGCCTGGTGACGATCGTGGCGAGCGGGAAGTGCACGGCGGAGGCGCGGGCATGACGCGGCGGAGCTTTGCCGATGTCGACGCCGTCGCGCGGGCGGACGAACGCTGCAGCGTTGAGGCGCTGGCGATCCGGCGCGGCGAACAATTGCGGGCGTTCGCCGATGCCGGGCGCATCGGGCGCGAGGAAGCCGATTTCGCGGCGCGCCAGGTGCGTGCCTTTGCCGACAATGTGCTGACCGGGCTGCATCTGGAGCGGCCCGACGAACCGAAGGTGCGCGAGGCCGTCCGGCGATTGCGGCGGCAGCGGGCGGCGAAACCAATGGAGGATGGCAATGATCGCAGTTGACCGGAATGTGATGCTGAAGGCGATGTCGCTGGCGGCGCTGGGTACGGATGTTCGTACAACCAAGGTGCCGATCCTGCGATCGATCCGGGTGCAGGCCAATGGCGCGCTGTCGCTGACCGCGACCGACCTGAACATGGAGATCGAAGCGCGATGCGCCTATTCCGGGGATGAGGCAGCGCCGTTCCTGATCGAGCAGCCAGGGGCGCTGGCGCATATGTTGCGCCATGCCGATGGCGCCGATGTTGCGATGCGGCCCGGCAACGGTTCGAAAGAGCCGCTGGGTATCGATGCCGGCGATATCGCGGTGGAAGCCAAACCGGAATATCATGTCGATGATTTCCCCGTCGCGCGCCCGATCACGCAGGCTTCCTTCGCGGCTACGCTGGCGCCGGCGCATATCGATCTGTTGCGTCGCGTTGCCATCGCGATGTCGAAGGAAGAGACGCGCTATTATCTGAACGGCGTGTATTTGCACCGGGTGGACGAATGGACCGTTCGGGCAGTGGCGACCGATGGTCATCGACTGGTGGTTGCATCCCTGCCGCTGATGGATTGCAGCGATGCGCTGAACGGCGTGATCGTGCCGCGTGATGCGATTCATGTGCTGACCGGGCCGCTGGCGAAATCCGACGGGTTCGCAATGCGGATCGGCGATGTCACGCCGCGCAATGCGGACAGCGATCTGGCGCCGTCGACGGACATGACCCGGTTCGAAGTCGAAACGACGATCAGCGGCGTATCGGTGCGCATGACCAGCAAGCTGATCGACGGAGCGTTCCCCGATTATACGCGCGTCATTCCGCAGGGCGAGCCGGTTTCGATCACGGTGGACGCGAAGGCGCTGCGCCGCGCGGTGCGGGCACTGTCCGTTTCCGGATCGCGAGTGCCGGTCCTGCGCCTGCGCTTCCATCACGAGGGGGTGGATGTCGAAACCGCGTCGAGCGTGGCGACGCTGTCCGGCAGGATGCGGGTCGCTGCCGAGGGCTATCCCGTCAAGGGTGGGCCGCGGCAAATCGAAGTCGGGTTCAGCGGCCAGTATCTGACCGATCTGATGAAGGTGTTTACCGGCGATCGCATCGTGTTCGGGCTGGACCAGGAGTCGGCGGCATCCGCGCCGGTATCGGTTTCCGATCCGGCGGACAGCGGCATCTTTGCCGTGCAGATGCCGCTGCGCCTGTGATGGGCGGCGGCACCGAACATCGCGAGCCGGGGAGCAAGGGGCTGTTTTCCAGCGCCGGGCAGGGGCTGGCGTTCCGGACGCGCAAGTCGCGTGGCAATCCCGAGCTGATCGCGGCGCGCAAGGCGTCGCTCGCGGAGTTCGTTGCCGAGGGTGGATCGATTCAGGGATGGGTGCGACGCGAAGGGCTGTCGAGCGGGCGGGGATCGCAGATCTGGGCTTTGATCGTCGCGGATATGGGGGCGCAGGCGATATGAGCGTGACGATCCATGTCGGCGATTGCATTGCCGAGCTGCGCAAGCTTCCGTCGGACAGCATCGATTGCTGTGTCACGTCGCCCCCCTATTGGGGACTGCGCGACTATGGCGTGGCGGGCCAGATGGGGCTGGAACCGACGCTGGGCGAGCATATCGCGGCGATGGTCGCGGTGTTCGAGGAAGTGCGCCGCGTGCTGAAGCCGACCGGCTCGCTGTGGCTCAACTATGGCGATTGCTATGCCACCGCACCGAATGGGCGGAGCGCGGCCGATACCAAAGCAGCGGCGACCGACGACCGGACGTTTCGCGACAAGCCGTTTTCGACGGTGGGGCCGGTGTATCGGCCCGATGACAGTCCGCGCAACAAATCGCGGCAAGGGAGGCCTGGCAACCTGGGCAATGGCGGCGTGAACGGCGCGGGCCTTGCCAATGGCCGGATCGAAGCAGGCGGATATCTGAAGCCCAAGGATCTGTGCATGGTGCCGAACCGGCTTGCCATCGCATTGCAGGATGCCGGGTGGTGGGTGCGCAGCGAAATCGTGTGGGGGAAGCCCAATGCGATGCCCGATTCGAGCGGGGTTTATCGTCCGTCGGCCGCGCATGAAAAGATATTCCTGCTGACCAAATCGGGTGACGGCGATGTGTGGCGTGCGCGCGATACCGGCGCGTTGAGCCTGGCGCCGGACCTGACCGAGCGTTGCCCGCTGGTGACGATTCCGAAAGGGACGCTGACGGCGCGGTGGGTGCGGCTTGGCAGCTGGTATGATGCCGAGGCGGTGCGGATGCCTGTCAGTGATGCAACGCATGCTCGATGCGCGCAGGACGTTGCCAATCAGCATGGAAGCGATCGCGCTAATGGAGGTGGCAAGACCAACGGGCCGATGCGGGCCGTTGGTCAGGTGGTAAATCACGGTGAGCGCGCGAAGCGCGCTTTGTCAGCAAAAATGGTAGATCAACCCCCGCGTCGGCTGCTGCGCAATTATGAGTCCGATCTGTCGCCGATCGTGCCGCCCGAGGTATGGGAAATTGCCACTTCGGCGTTTTCCGATGCGCATTTCGCCACATTTCCCCCGGCGCTGGTCGCGCCGTGCGTGATGGCCGGGTGCCCGGTGGGCGGCACGGTGCTCGATCCGTTCGGCGGGGCGGGCACGACGGGGCTGGTTGCCGACAGGCTGGGTCGCGACGCGATCCTGATCGAACTCAATCCCGAATATGCCGAAATGGCACGCGAACGGTTGCGCGCGGGCATGGCGCGGGTTGCGGGGGAAAGGCGGGCGCCCGCGCCGATTGGCGGCCTTTTCGGATCGGAAGCGGCGGCATGACGTTGCTGGCCGACTGTATCGATTTTTGCGCGACGCACGCGCTGTCCGAATCGGCGTTCGGGAGGTCGTCCGTGAATGATCCGGCGCTGCTTTCGAAGATGCGGCGCGGGCGCCAGGTGCGCGCGGTGACCGAGGAACGGGTCCGCAATTTCATGGCGGCCTATTGCCGCCCGGTTTCGCAGGTGATCGCATTGCCGCCAGATCTGGCGCGCGAAATGCTGCCGCATGCGGCGCGGCGCAGCATGACGGTGGGCCAGCTGGCGCTACGCATCGTCGACATGTGCGTCGATAGCGATCTGATCGATGCCGTGATGGATGACGGGCCACCAGCGGGCTGAATCGATCACGGTTGCTGTTTTGTTTCGTACCCGGTTTCGGGAGGGGTTTTCTTGTCTTCGTTCGACCGCCGCCAGCAGGATAGTGATTTTCGCGAACGGGTCGCACGGGTGCGGGCCGAGGCGGATATTGTCGCGATCATCGGGGCGGTGGTGAAGCTGGGCCGGGGCGGGAAGCCGCGCGGGAAATGCCCGTTTCATGGCAGCAAATCGGACAGTTTCTCGGTCGATCCGGGCAAGGGCTATGCGCGCTGTTACGGGTGCGACTGGTATGGCGATGCGATCCGGTTCCTGCAGGATTATTATAATCTGCCGTTCCGCGAGGCGTTCGACCGGGTGGCATCGGCGAGTGGCGCCGACGGGCTGACCGCCGCGCCGCTGGTGCGCGAAAAGGCGGTTGCGGTGCGGCGGGACAGCGGGGCGCCGCCGGTCAGCTCGCTGGAAATGGCGCGGTGGATATGGAAGCATTCGGCGCCCGATTTCGATGCGGTCTGCACCTGGCTGCGTGCGCGGGGCGTGCCCGAGGATGTGCTGACGCCGCACCGGCTGCGCGACATACGCTTTGCCGGGCTGGCGCCGATATGGGCATGGCCCGAGGACCGGAGCGCGGGCGATGTGCCGCAGGCTCCGGCGATGGTCGCGCTGGTGCGCGCGGCGCCGGGTGGCGAGCGTATGGCGTGGCGCCCGATCGGGCTGCACGTCACCTATCTGGCGCCGTCGCTGGACGCCAAGATGCTTCGGCGTCGCGCCGACGGCAGCGCGATGCAGGCGCGCAAGATGCTGGGTTCGGCAGCGGGCGGGTGCGTGTTGCTGCCCGCCATGGGTGTGACGCATGACGCGATGCCCGAAAGCGCGCCGATCGCAGCGGGAGAAGGCATCGAGACGACATTGTGCGGCATCGGCGTTGCCGGCGGCATCGGCGTGACGGGCGTCGCGGTGCTGAGCCTGCAGAATCTGCAGGGGATGCCGGAGCGAGTGGGCAAGGACGGTGCGATTGCGATGTTCGATCCGCGTCCCGCCGATCTGCCCGCGCCGCAGGCCGTCGCCTGGCCGCATCGGGGGCCGGTGACGATACTGGTCGATGCGGACATGGCGCCGATGACCGGGCCGATCGACCGCGCCAGCGGGAGGCCGCGCGGGATTGCGATGATCGAACGGCGGCGGGGGCCGGTGGTGCATCGGACGATGACGACAGCGGAGCGGGCGCGCCTGTGCGGTGCGCTGGCCGTGCGGGCATGGCGCGCGCGAGGCGCGGATGCGCGCGCGGTGCGCCCGCCGATGGGGATGGATTTCAACGATAGCGCGAGGCTGGGATGAGTGATTTCGATGTGCAGATCGCGGCTCGGGAACTGACCGCTGCCGGTCGTGCGACGATCCTGCGCCTGACCGATGAGTGGGGACATTGCGGGCGCGGAAATAATTCAGCGTTCTGGCTGCGAGGATCAGGATTGGTCGAAGACCGCCCCACGGGAAGAGGACGACAATATAGACTTACCCAGCGAGGAATTGCAGTTCAGAACCACTTGAGGCTGCAGCAATGAGCGCGGATCGCCTGCGCCATTATGTCGATCGCATCCGGCGGTTGATGGGCGAGCGCGCCGATATTTCGAGCGATATTCGCGATGTCTATCGCGAGGCGAAGGCCGAGGGGTTCGACACCGCGACGATCCGCAAGCTGGTCGCGCGGATGGATATGGAGCCGCATCATCGCGAGGAAGCCGATGCGATGCTGGCGACATATGAAGCGGCGATCGGCGGTCTGGACGATGCCGAAGTCGAGCGGCGGATCAGCGAGTTGCGGCCCGATGCGGCGGCGATCGCGCTGGAAATGCTGACGGCCGATATCGTCGGGCTGGAGGATGAGAGCCGCGCCGCCGCGCTGGTCGAGCATGTCACGGTGTTGCTGGATATCCGCGCCGAAATCGCCGTGCTGCGCGCGCAGGAGCGGATGCGCAAGGCAATGGCGAAGGATGAAGGGTTCGACGCCAAACAGATTGCCGTCACCGTCCGCTGGTTCGAAAAATGCGTGAAGCATGGCGAGGAAGCGATGCGCGCGGGGGAAGCGACATTCCATTTATATCGCGGGACGGTGGAGGCCGATCGGATTGCGCCATCGGGCATGTCAGAGCGCGACCAGGGGTTGATGGCGAAGTTCGCCGGCAAGGATCCCGGCGCTGACAAGCGCAGCGCGGCGCGCAAGCGCCTGTCGGGCACGATCGCGACATTGAATGCGATGGACGCGGCAACGCGTCGCGGGGGTGGGCATGGCTGACGCGATACCGGTGATTGTGCCCGATCCGTGGGATCTGGCGTGGCACGAGCTGAACGATCAGGGCAATGCCGATCGCTTTGTCGCGCATGCGGGCGGATTGTTGCTGCATGTGCGGGGTTGGGGATGGATCGCCTATCGCGACGGTTGCTGGAGCCGGGAGGATGGCGAGCGGCTTGCCGCGCTGAAGGCGATGGAAGTAGCGCGGCACATGCGCGAAGAAGTCCGCGCGCTGAACGAAGCGCTGGAGAACCGGAAGCTGCCCAAGGGTATGACCGAGGAGATGCTGCAGGGCCGGATCGAGGCGCTGGCCAAGCATGCCAATCAATCGGGCAATGCCAATCGCACCAAGGCGATGCTGGAACAGGCATCGAAGCTGGACGTGCTGAACCGATCGATCGAGGATTTCGACAGCGATCCGCTGGCGCTGAACGTTGCGAACGGGACGTTGCGATTCCGGCAGGACCGGGGCGGGGAGTGGGGTGTTTCGTTCCGACTGCATGATCCGGCGGACCTGATCACGCGCAAGGCGAGCGTCGAATGGATCGAAGACGAAAAGGCGCGGGTGCCCAATGCCGAATGGCTGAAGCACCTGAAAACCGCGTTGCCGAACGAGGATGTCCGCTGGTTTTTTCAGAAGCTGATGGGATATTGCGCCACGGGCCTGACGCTGGAACAGATATTCGTGCTGCTGCAGGGCAAGGGCGGCGACGGCAAATCGACTGCGATGAACGTGCTGCGCATCGTGCTGGGCGGCTATGCCGTTTCGGGCAACGTCAAGTCGTTCATCGACACGCGCGACAGCGATGCCGGCGGGCCGACGCCGGAGCTGATCCGGTTTGTCGGCGATACGCGGCTGATCAGCCTGCAGGAGCCCAAGCGCGGCAAGGCGCTGGCCGAGGATCGGGTGAAACAATTCACGGGTGGATCGCCGGTCACATACCGCGCGCTGTATGGTGCGGAAGAGGAATTCGAGCCGCAGGGCAAGGTGGTGATGGAGTGCAACAGCCGCCCGCGCATCAGCGGCGACGATGACGGCATATGGCGCCGGATCGTGATCGTGCTGTGGCCGCACCAGTTCAAGGGCAGTGCGATCGTGAAAGGCATGGATCGCCGCATCCTGGCCGCCGAGGGTGGTGGAAGCGGGGTGCTGGCATGGATTGTCGAGGGGGTACTGGCGTATCTGCGCGACGGGCTGGAGCAGCCCGAGGACGTGCAGGATGCGATCGAGGAGTATCGCCGTTCGGCCAACCCTTTTTCGGAGTGGATGGCGGCTTGCGTGGTGGCCGATCCGCTCGCCCTGACGCTCGCGGCTGATCTGTACCGCAGTTACAAGGACTGGTGCCAGGAGCAGGAAATCGATGAACGCGCGGTGATGAGCCACAGCGCGTTCGGGCGGGCGCTGGGCGACAGGCAGATCATCGTGAAGGGTAAGGACCGGCGGGGCAAGGTGCTGCGCCGTGGGGCGCGGCTGCGCGACGATGCGGGCGCTGGCGAGGCGGGAGCCGATGGCGCGGATGACGGCGGCGATATCTGGCCCGGCGATAGCATGGCGCCGTGAGCGACGGACAGATGACGGACAGTTTGTTGCGACTCTCCGTCATTTCGGGGCGGAGCGGTTTCGAGGCAGAAAGGCGAGCGATGGTCAAGAGGGAAAAGCGAGGTTTGTAGCGGGCGCGAGTGTCCGTCCGTCCGTCATGTGTCCGTCGCTGTATCCCGCAGAAATGCGAGGATGACGGACGGAACGGGCAGTACGGACAGCACGCGAAGCAAAGCCCATAAGGCGGGCGCGTGCGCATGTGCGAAGTTGTGATTTTCGTCTGTCTGTCCGTCATTGGAAAAAGAGGGTTTGGGAATGATCAGCAATGCAGAGCAGGTTCGGCTTCAGGGCGTGATGTCGTTCGACGATGTGCAGGAGCGACTGGTCGGCGCCGTCGAGATACGCAGGCGGCATCTGGGAAGCGGGCGCTGGCCGTTTGCGGGGGATGGCCCGTGGAACCTGGTGCTGTATGAAGCGCATGAGCATGGCGCCTATGACATTGCAGTGCGCAAGGTGCCGCCGACGCGCGCTGAACTGGCGCAGATGCGCGAGGCGTTCGAATGGCTATTGCTGGTGCCCAAGGATGACGACCGGCTGCTGATCGTGCGGGCGATCGAGAAGATGGGTGCCGGGGCGGCGCGGGTGCCGTGGCGTATGTTGTGTCAGGACCGTCCGCGCTGGCGCACTCCGGACGGGCTGCGCATGCGATATGAGCGGGCGATGTCGCGGCTGACGCTGCGGCTAAACGCCATGGTGCGGTGAAGAATGGCGGAAATGCGTAACCGGACGTGTCAACCTGTTAATCGATTTCCATATGAAAATATTGTTGTTCGTTTTCCGGGTTTGAGCGGGCTATTTCTTGCCATGCTGGTCGCTGGCGTTTGACGGCGTCAGGCGGACATCCTCTCCTGGTCTGATGGCGGGCGGCATCGTGAAGATGTCGCCCGTTCGTATTTGGAGTGCATCGCGTGGGTTTGCTGGGTCGGATGCCGTCGAAGCTGAACGCTCCGGCTCCGGCGAAGCTCAAGGCAATGCCGAAGCGTGCGGACGGCTTCTATCAGTCGGCGGCGTGGCGCGATCTGGTTCGCGACATCAAAGCACAGCGCGGCAACTTTTGTGAGGATTGCGGCGCGGATGGCAAGACGCGGCGGTTGTTCGGGGATCATGTCATCGAGGTGAAGGACGGTGGCGCGCTGCTCGATCCGGAGAACATACGGTTGCGATGCAGCCCCTGCCATGGCCGCAAGACGGCGCGCGTCAGGGCTGATCGGGCCGTGCGGGCTGGGCGATAGGGGGGGGGTGAAAAGTCTGTAGGGCTGATGGCGTCGTGACCGCCGTTCCCCACATTCGGAGATTTTTTTCGTGGCGGATGAAATTTTGGGAACCGATTTGTTCGGCGACCCTGTTCTTGCGCAGCGGGATGGGGTTGGAAGGCCTGCGGTTGTGTGGTGCCGAGAAAAATCAAACAAGGTGCTTTTGGCGTTTGCTGGCGGGCGCAGCATGAAAGAGGCGGCGGTGGCGGTGGGGTTGTCGGTGCCGACGCTCCGCAAGGTATATTTTTCCGAATGCGCGCAGCGGTCGATCGCGGCGGTTCGGATGGAAATGACCCAGCTCGCGCGGCTGAACGATCAGGCCGAGGCCGGGAATGTCGCGGCGGAAAAAGAGCTGCTGAAACAGCTTGAGCGGATCCGCGTCCGCGCGCTGAGCGATCGGATCGCGGGGCGCCAGTCCGGGACGGACAAGCCGAAGCAGTCGCCGAAGGGGAAAAAGGACGCGCAGAAGGAAGCGGCGGCGAATGTGGGAGGCAAGTTCGCCCCGCGCCCGGCTCCGGATACATTGCTGAACTGATCGACCATGCGCCCGCCCGAATGGTCCACCGCTTGCCCGGATTGGGAAGCGCGGATCACGGACGGGCGACCGCTGATCGCGCTGGCGCCGCTGTTTCCGGAGGAAGCGAACGCGGCGCTCGACGTGTTCAAATCGCTCCGCATGGTCGATGTCGCCGGTAAGCCGACATTCGGCGAAGCATGCGACCAGTGGGTTTTCGATTTTGTCGGTGCGATCTTCGGCGCATATGATCCGAAGTCGGCCCGGCGGCTGATCAGCGAGTTCATGCTGCTGATCAGCAAGAAGAACGGCAAGTCGACGATCGCCGCGGCGATCATGCTGACCGCGCTGATACTGAACTGGCGGCACGAAGCGGAATTGTTGATCCTGGCGCCGACGCTGGAGGTCGCCGGTAACAGCTTTAACCCGGCGGCGGCGATGGTGCGCGCCGATCCGGAGCTGACCGACCTGCTGCATGTGCAGGAGCATGTTCGGACGATCCGGCACCGGGTGACGAATGCGACGCTGAAAATCGTCGCTGCGGAAGCGGAAACGGCCAGCGGGAAAAAGGCCGGGTTCGTTTTGATCGAGGAACTGTGGCTGTTCGGCAAGAAGCCGAAAGCGGCGGCGATGCTGAGCGAAGCGCTGGGCGGGCTCGCGGCACGCCCGGAAGGGTTCGTGATCTATATCACGACGCACAGCGACGAACCGCCGGCGGGGGTGATGAAAGATCGCCTGGCCTATTTTCGCGATGTTCGCGACGGCATAATTGAGGACCGGGCGTCGTTGCCGGTGCTGTACGAATGGCCGCAGTCGATGCTGGATGACGAATCCTATCTCGACCCGGCGAATTTTCGGGTGACCAACCCTAATCTGGGGCGGTCAGTCACAGCGGAGTGGCTGATCCGCAAATGGAAGCAGGAGCAGATCGGCGAAGGCGAGGGGCTGCAGATATTCCTTGCCAAGCATCTGAATGTCGAAATCGGACTTCGCCTGCGCCGGGATCGCTGGCGCGGGGCGGACCATTGGGAAGATGCCGCCGACCCGACGCTTACGCTGGAAGAATTGCTGCGGCGGTGTGAGGTCGCAGTGGTGGGAATCGACGGCGGCGGCCTGGACGATCTGTTCGGCCTGTGCGTCGCCGGGCGCGAGCGCGGAACCGACCGGTGGCTGTTCTGGTGCAAGGCATGGGCGCAGCGCGAAGTGCTGTTCCTGCGCAAGGAAATCGCCAGCGTGCTGCAGGATTTCGAGAAAGACGGCGATTTGGTGCTGTGCGACGGGGAAATCCCCGAGCCGGAAGACGATGGTTCGGGCAAGCGCGTCACGCGCAACTTCCTGGAGCAGGATATTGCCGAGATCGTCGATACGGTCGAGCAGGTGAAGGACAGCGGATTGCTGCCGGAACGGGGCGCGGTGGGACTCGATCCGCAAGGCGTGGCCACACTGGTCGACGCGCTCACCGGCATCGGCCTGACGCAGGATCAGCTTTGGCCGATCGGACAGGGTTTCCGGCTGATGTCGGCAGTGCTCGGCGTTGCCCGCAAGCTGAAGTTTCGGCGGGCAGTGCATAATGGTTCGCGGATGATGGCGTGGTGCGTCAGCAACGCGAAGGAAGAAATCGGAAGGCAGTCGGTGATGATCGTCAAAAACGCGCCGGGCGGTGCGAAGATCGATCCGTTCATCGCGCTGTTGAACGCGGCGCGGCTGCTGGAGATGAATCCGGAAGCTGCCAACGAAGGCAGCGTTTATGACGAACGTGAAATGGTGGTGTTGTGATGTCGCCTGACGATTATCGCGCTGCCGCCGGATATCGTCGTTCGACATCTGTCGGCTCAGTTATCACCCCGCCGAACCACGCCGTGGCCGATCGTCCTGTGCCGAGCAATGTGCTGGACGGCCGCTTCTGGGGTGATGACGAATGGGCGATGTTCAATGCGCTTCCGCAGGAAGCAAACAGCGCTGAAACGGCCGCGCGCGTTTCCGCCATCTATTTCTGCTGCTCGATCATTGCCGAAGCGATGGCGGTGCCGATCCGTTTCGTCGATTCGGATTATCGCGAGGTTTCGTTTCCACTGGCAGAAGTTCTCACGCTCGAGCCGAACCATCTGCAAACGTCCGCCGAATTCTGGTCGGCTATGATGTTTGCCGGGGCTTTGCGCAATGCAGCGTTCGCCGAACCGGTCGCCACATTGGATGGAATCGAAATCTGGCCGCTGGACCCGCTTCGGACCAGTGTCGACTGGAAAGAGCGAAGTTTCACGCTTCGCCATTATGATGATGAAGGCCGCTCGCGTTTGATGCGTCCGCAACAGCTTTTCTGGTTCACGGGGCTGGGCGATGCGACCGCGCGTCCGCTGGTACCGTGGAAAATGGCGAAGGGATCGATCGATTTCCAGCTTGCCCTGGAAGTCGGCGGACGTTCCTTCTTTCGCAACAATCGCCGCCTGGCGGGATGGTTGTCGACTGAGCAAAAGCTGACCGAGGAAGGAATTTCTCGTGTAAAGGTCGGCGTGAAGCGGTGGAAGCAGGGCGGCATCCCTGTGTTGGAGCAGGGCCTGTCGTTTCATGATGTCGACACCAACAACGCTGATGCGCAGCTGACCGAACTGATCAAGCAGCGCACGCTGGAAATGGCGCGCTATTGGCGCATCCCCAAGTCGATGATCGGCGAAGACAATGCAGGAAAGGCCAATAGCGAGCAGGAAGCGCTGGATTTCGTAAAATATGTCGCGCGTCCATGGGGTCGGCGCATTGAACAGGCGATCACCACGCGCTTGCTGCCGCCCGATCTGCGGGCCGCCGGCGTCCGCGCGAAAATGAATTTCGATGCGCTGTTGCGCGGTGACAGTGCAACGCAGTGGAGAAATGCAGTTCTTGCACGGACAGCATCTGTAATGTCGGTCAATACGCTGCGTCGCGACTGGTTCAATCAGCCGCCGATCGATGAGGATTGGGCGAACGACCCGCGCGAACCACTGAACAGCAATCGTGCGGCGGACACAGCAACCGGCGGACAAACCGCGCCACAGGATCAGGTGAATTGACATGAACGACATGCTGGCACCGACGGCTCTGTGGGCGATGCACCCGGCATTTCTGGACTCCTATCTGAAACGCGGTGCGATCGAGGCGATGCTGCCCGAAGGGCTTGCGGCGCTGGCAAATATGGGCAAGCCGGCAGAGGCTGCGAAGCCGCTGGATCCCATTCGGGAAGGCGCGACGGTCGTTATTCCAGTACGCGGGATGATGGCGCCGAGCGGTATCATCTGGGGTGCAGGGACGCTGACCGATCGTCTGGCCGACATGATCCGCGAATTCGGCGCCGATTCGAAAGTCGGTGCGATCGTGCTGGATATCAAAAGCCCTGGCGGTCTGGTGTACGGCACCCGCGAACTGGGCGATGCGGTTTTCGAAGTTCGGCAATCAAAACCGATCGTTGCCGTAGCCAGCCCGTTTTCGTTTTCGGCGGCGCATTGGCTGGCTACCCAGGGTAGCGCTTTTTATGCGAGCCCGAGTGCGGAAGTAGGTTCCGTCGGAGTTCGTAGCGGCCATGTCGACCAATCGGGGCTGGAAGAAAAGCTGGGAATGAAAACGACGCTGATTGCCTCGCATCCGGACAAGATTGCTGCACATCCCTATGCCCCGCTGACCGATGAGGATCGCGCTGTTATCGAGGCTGATGTTGCCGAGATGAACGCAGAATTCGTTTCAGCGATTGCGCGCGGGCGCGGGATGAAGGCGACCGATGTCCCTGGAGTACACGGCACCGGAAAGACGTTCAGCGCCCGGCGTGCCGCAGAAACCGGCATCACCGACGGTGTTATGACGTTGCGGGAAGCAGTCGCCAAATATAGCTCAAGCAGATCTCGAATGGAATTGATGCGCCGCCGCGCCGCAGTGCGCGGTGCAGCAGCTGCGATCTGAAACGGCACAGAATTTTAGAAATCAAGAGGTGCTTCGGCGCCTCTTTTTCGTGGGCGCACGCGCCCGATGCAACGGCCGATCGAAAGGAGTTCGAAATGTTGAACCTGGCCATTTTGAAGAATGAGGCGCGTGAAGTTGCGAAGCGCCAGGAGGCGCGGCTTCAGGCTGCTATCGACGAAAATCGCGACCTGACCGAAGCGGAAGAGGCGGAAGACAAGGAAGATTCCGACAAGCTCGCCCGTCTGACCAAACAGATCCAGCGTGGCGAGGCGCTGATGAGTTCATCCGCGTTGATTGGCGCGGATCAGCCCGCACCGGTCGCCGCGCTTGCCGGAAGTGTTCCGGCGCAGGCGAAGCCTGCCCTGGATAATGGCGGTTTCCGGCATCTTGCCGAATTCGCCAATGCGGTTCGCCTTGCCAATCCTGCCGCCGGCCAGTCCTATCGTATTGACGATCGCCTTGCCGCGCCGTCGAATGTCACGACCGAAGGTTCGGACACGACCGGCAGTTTCCTGGTTCCCGCAGAATTTCGTCAGGAAATTGTCGACCTGGTGTTTTCTGACGAAATGGACCCGCTGATTTCGCTGATCGATCCGTCGCCGACTGCATCGAACCGGGTGATGGGGCTCGGTGACGAAACCACGCCGTGGGGCACCAGCGGCATTCAGGCGCGCTGGCGTGTCGAAGCGCAGCAGATGACGCCCAGCGAGATGGCGCTGACTCCGCGTGAAACCAAGCTGAACGAACTTTATGCGTTCGTGCTTGCAACCGAGGAGCTGTTGCAGGACGCACCGCGCACGGCGGACCTGCTGACGCGCAAGGCCGGAGCGGCGATCCGCTGGAAAGCTGCGGACGCATTCATGTGGGGCGACGGCAATGAAAAGCCGCTTGGTTTCATGGAATCGGGCGCTCTGGTGACGGTCGCCAAGGAAACCAGCCAGACCGCCGACACCATCGTTCCGGTGAATGTCGCCAAGATGTGGTCGCGCGTGATCAACCCTGCACAGGCGGTGTGGCTGGCGAACAGTGACATCATGCCGCAGGTCATGGCGTTCGAAAGCGCCAACGGCCAGATGTTGTGGCAGGCCAATTATCGCGACGCACCCGGCGGTACGCTGCTCGGTCGCCCGATCTACTTCACCGAACATGCAAAGACGGTGGGCGACCTTGGGGACCTCACCCTGTTCAATCCGATGGGATATGAGGCATTCCGGAAGCAGAACGGCGTCGAATTCGCCGACAGCATTCACCTCTATTTCGATTACAATATCCGCGCATTCCGCTGGATCTTCCGCATCGGCGGACAGCCGGTGCTTTCGACGCCGGTGGATCCTGCCAACGGCAGCAACACCAAGTCGCATATGGTGGCGCTGGCAGAACGCGCCTGACATGGCGGTGGGGCAATCGCCCCGCCGCGTTTCGACACATTCGACCCCTGACGGGGACCGCCGGACGTCTTCGGTGGTAGCAGGAAGGAAAAACCATGCTCAGCAATCTGCAGATTTCGGCTCGTGCTGCCGTAGTCGGTGTCATCGACCCGGACGCATACGCCGCAGGCACCGTCACGACGGGATGGATCGACATTTCCGAGTGGGGATGGCTGATGGCCATCATCATGGCCGGCGATCTGGGCACCAGCGCCACGCTGGACGCCAAGTTTCAACAGGCGACCGATTCGAGCGGCACCGGAGCGAAGGATATCTCCGGTCTGGCGGTAACGCAGCTGACGCAGGCCGGCAGCGGCAGCAACAAACAGGCCCAGATCAACATCAGCGGCGAAGATACCGATTTCAACAACGGTTTTCACTTCGTTCGCCTGTCGATGACGGTTGCCACCGCAACTTCCGATGCCGGCGCCGTCGTGATCGGCATGGATGCGCGCTATGGCACTGCAGACGCCAGTGACGCAGCCAGCGTGTCCGAAATCGTGAGCTGATCCGATGGCGATCCGGTTTATTCGCGACTATGTCGTTCGTGGATCGTCGCCGATCGAATCGTATCGCCAGGATCAGCTTGTCGATACGATGAGCGAGGCATCGGAGCAGCATTTCGTTTCGCGCGGCCTGGCTGTCTTCGATGCCGCCGCTCGGCAGTCCACCGATGCGGGGCCGGCACGTGATGTTCCGGCTCCAACCGATGGCAATTCTTTGAACAAGTCGTCGGGCCGCGCGCGCGCGAAGCGCAAGTCCGGCTGACGCGCGGACTTTGAGGCAGCCATGCTGTTCCATCTGACGCCGGCGGCGCTGCCCGAGGGGTATGCCGAGGCACTGGTGCCGCTGGCGGACGTGAAGGCGCATCTTCGTGTCGATACGGATGAAGAAGACGCGCTGATCGCGGCTATGCGGGACGCGGGTGTCGATGTGGTGGAGCGTTATGCGAACCTGTCGATGGGGCCGCGCACGGCGCTGGCTGCGGTGTTCGACGGGTTTGGGCCGATCATGCGGATCGGCATCGGGCCGCTTGCCACGCTGTCGGTGACGGGCGTCGCCTATATCGACTCTGACGGTTCCTCGGTCGATCTGACTTCGTCGGACTGGCGGATCGATGCCGGGGGCGGATTGATCCCGGCGATCGGGGCGCGATGGCCCGCGACATATGGCCCGGTGACGGTGACGTACAGCGTCGGCTTTGCTTCGGGCGCATGCCCTTCGGCGCTGATCGCGGCGACGAAGATGTTTGCGGCGCATCTGTATCTGAACCGCGAAGCGGTGGTGCAGAGCGGCATGGCGGCGGAAATTCCGATGGGGGTGACGATGCTGTGCGATCGATATCGCGTGCCGGTGGTGTGAACCGCCACGCATAATTTCGGAGACAGAAGATGGCTGATTTGAGCATCACCGCCGCCAATGTGGTTGCGGGCGCAGGGGCGACCGTGCTGCATGGCGGCAAGGCCGGGGCAACGATTACCGCCGGTCAGATCGTTTATCTCGACGCGTCGGATCGCAAGTACAAGCTGGCCGATGCAGATTCGGAAACCGCTGCGATTCGTCTGCCCTCGGCAGTGGCGCTCAACGGCGCGTCGGACGGTCAGCCGCTTTCGGTGCTGACCGAGGGGCCGGTAACGATCGGCGCGCCGCTGACGCCCGGAACCGCCTATTATCTGTCGGCGACGCCGGGCGGCATCGCGCCGGTGGGCGACCTGACGACCGGCGATTATCCGACAGTGATCGGCATCGCGACCTCCGCCAGCGTGCTGGATATCGGCATCAAGGCCAGCGGCGTCGCGCTGTAACGATGACGGGCGCCGGCGACCTGGATCAGCGTATCGCGATCGAGCAGAGTGCCAGAAGCAAAGACGCGCTTCGCAATGTCGTCGAAACCTGGGGCGAAGTGGGCAAGCGCTGGGCGAACGTCAATTTCGGCAAGGGATCGGAGCGGCGCGACGCAGGGCTTGAGCGGGCATCCGCCCCGGCAACGTTCCGGGTGCGTTGGGACAGCCTGACATCGGCGATCACGCCGGGGGAATATCGGCTGTCCTATCTGGGCGACACATGGGACGTGACGTCGGCGGTGCGCTATGGCCGCAACCGCTTCATCGACATCACGGCCATGCGGAACATCCGAAAGGCGTAAGATGGAAGCGGCGTTGCTGGCAAAATTGCTGGGCAACCCTGCTCTGGCGGCGCTGGTCAATGAAATCAGCTGGGTTGAGCGCGGCAATGACGATTTGCCGGTGATCACGCTGACGCTGATCGATCGGGGCCGGGAATATCATCTGACGGGTCATGACGGCCTGGACGCCAGCTGGGTGCAGGCCGATGTCTGGGCAGGTTCCGTGCTTACCGCATTCGAGATCGCGCGCGCATTCACGTCGGCGATCGAGCCGCAGGAAGATATCGACGGGTGGCGGATCGGCCCCTGTTTTCTGGAAATCGAGCACAATATGCCGCCCGAGGATCTGGACGGCGGCGGCAAGGTGCATCGGGTGATGATGGAATGGCGCGTGTTCAACGCGCAGCTTAGCTGAAAAGGAACCTCTTATGGCAGCTACCGGAGCACAGAATTCCTTCGGGAATCTGTTCAAGATGGCCGATACCGGTTCGACTCCGGCATCGATCGGCGAAATCCTGTCGCTCACGCCGCCGAACGTGCAGCGCGCGACGCAGGATGCGACGCATATGGAAAGCCACGAAGGATGGATGGAAGCCATCACCGAAGGGGTGATCGATCCCGGCACGTGGACGTTCAACGTGCACCATCTGGATCAGTCGACCGGCGACAGCGCGTGCTGGGATGCGCTGGCAAGCGGCACGCAGCAGGATTGCGAAGGCACGTTCAAGGGCGAAAGCGGCGCGGTGAAGAAATGGACGTTCAGCGCATTCGTCACCAATTATAATCCTCAGGCGCAGGAAATCCGCGGCAAGCAGACGGCGGCGATTACGGTGCGCATCACCGGCAAGATCACGCGCAGCGCAGTTTCCTGATCATGGCAAATGCGATGATCGGCGAAGCCGAACTGACGATCGGGGAGACGCGCTGGACGCTGCGCATGGACAATGAAGCCTGGATCGCCGTCGAAGGCGTGACAGGCGAAGCGTGGATCGAAACGGTCGCGGAGCTGCATGCGCGTTCGCAGGCGAAGAAGCCGGCGAAGCTGGGAACATCCCGCACGCTGCTATGGGCAGCGATGCGCTATTATCATCCGGAAGTGACGCCGGAGGAATGCGCAGATCTGGTGCGGCGTCATCAAGCGCTGATCGGTCCGCCGCTGGGTGCGGCGATCATGGCGTCGATGGACATGGAGCCGCAATCTTCGGGGGAAGCACCGCCGCCCGGGGAAGGAGAGCAGGATGGGACTGGTTCGAAGTCCTCTCCGCCTACCATGAAGCGGGCGGCGGCACAGAAGGATTCTGGCGGGAAACGCCCAAAACGACATTGAGCGTCATTCGCGCCTATCGCCGCAGACGCGGATGGATGGCGTGGCAGACATCGGCGCTGCAGCGGTTCGAATTCAGCGACGGCCATCCCTCGCTGGAGCGGATGATGGGGCTGCCCGAGTCCGCACCCGATGGCGATGCGATGATGCGGAAAATGGACGCGGGAATGGGCTTTCATAATGCGATAGTAGCGAATCAGGAGAAGTTGTGATTAACCTTTCCCGATCAAGTTGGGGGAGGTTATGTTGAAAACCATTTTCGTTGCCGTGATGGCGATTGCGCTTGCTGCTTGCGGCAAGAGCAGCATGGTCGTTCTGCAGCCGGTATCGCATCCGGTCAGCACCAATGTGGTTCAACTGGTGTACGAAAACTCGACTGTCGGCGTTCCGGACGATGCGGTTGCGCGCACAAAGCAATATATGGACGAAGAATTCTTTACCGGCGACGACGCGATATTCCGCAATGCGGAGGGTGGCGTGACCATTCGGTACGGATATATCGGTTTTGAAGAGGGAAGCCGTGTAGGCCGCTATTTCCTGGGGGCTCTTGGCAATGACGACGCCAAGATGGTGTTGCGTGCACAGTTCTTTGATGCACAGGGCAACAAGATCGGCGAGATCCAGTCCGAAGGCACGATCGGCGGCGGATTTTTCGGCGGGTCTTCCAATTCCGCGATCCGCAGGGCAGTGCGCGAAGTCGCGAGCTATGCAAGAGCAGCGCTTCGTTGAACCGACGTTGATATTCAGACCCGCCCGCCAATCGGCGGGCGCAGAACTTCGCAGGCCGTCCCGTTCGGGGCGGCCTTTTTCATTGGAGCCGCCGTTATGCGTACGACCTGGGGAATGGAGGGCGCCGAAGCGCTTTCGGCCCAGTTCGAAGCGCTGGGCAACCAGGTTGCGACGAAGATCGGCAATGACGTGATGGAGCAATCCGCCGAGTTGCTGGCACGGCGCTGGCGGGTGGTGGCGCCGATGAATCCGCAGGTGCGGGCGAAGACATGGACGCTGGCATCGGGCGAGCGGCGGTCGCGGCTGTACGGCCATGGTCGCGATCTGATCCGCATCGGCAAGGTGCGCGCGCGGAATGAACATGCCGTGGTGTGGAAGACGACGACGTCCGATGCGTTCTGGCTGTACATCTATGAAGTCGGGAAGTTCGATCAGCCGGCGCGGCCGACCTTTCGCCCCGCTACTGCGGCGATGAAGCCGTTGATCCTGTCGTTTCAGAAAGAGGAATTTCAGGCGCGCGTCGCCAGCGCGGCGGAACAGACCGTCGGCAAGGTGACCGGGGGCAAGGCGCCCAACGCCACGGGAGTGCGGCACTGATGGCGGGCGGCGGGACGATCACCACCTATTTCGCGGGTGAGAATGCGTCGTTCCTGCAGGCGATCGAAGAGAATAAGGGCGGCCTGCGTCGCCTGCTTTCGTCGCTGAGCCCGGTGGACGCGGCAACCGCGAAGTTCAATGCGGGGCAGCAGGCGCTCGACACGTCGCTGAAGCGCGGGCGGATCACGCTGGATCAGCATGCCGAGGCGACGAAGCGGCTTTCCGCCAGCTATCAGGCGCAGGTTTCCCGCCTGCAGCAAGTGACCGCCGTATCCGGTTCAACCCGCGCGGGCATGCAGCAGCTTAGCTATCAGATCGGCGATATATCCCAGCAGTTCGCGCTGGGCACGAAGCCGATGGTGATCTTTGCCCAGCAGGGCGGGCAGGTGCTGCAGGCGATCCAGCTGATGACGAACAGCAGCAAGGGATTTATCGGGTTCCTTGCCGGCCCCTGGGGCGTCGGGATCATGGCGGCGGCGATGGTGCTGACGCCGTTCATCGCCAAGCTGTTCGAAGCGGGCGAGGCATCGGATGCCGCGAAAGATGCGAGCGAGGCGCTGGCCGACAAGATCGACGATCTGGGCACGTTTTTCGACAAGGCGACCGGCAAGATCAAGCAGACCAGTTCGGCGCTGATTGAATATGCCAAGTTGCAGGCGGCGGTGCGTATCGAGGAACAGACGCAGCTTCAGAGCGAAGCGACGAAGACGGCGTTTTCGGCATTCGAGCGCTCGCGTCAGCGTACTCAGGATCCGTCGACCGTCACCAGCGGCATCTATCTGCCCGGATCGATGGGGCCTTCGGCTCTGCCCAGATCGCGCCCCGGAAGTCAGGAAATCGCCCAGGCCTTTCAAAGCCGCAATGTTGATGCCAATCTGCGCGCCATCGCCGAAGCGGGCGGGCGCAATGCCGAATATGCGCGCACCATCCTGGAGCAGCGCGCGACCTTTTCCGAAGCACAGCAGAGCATCAACCAGGACCGGCAGTTCATTGCCGATCTGGAGCGCGGTTTCACAACGAACCGGGATTTCGTTACCGGTGGGGGCCGGAAGACCCGGAATGGCGCCGCCGATCGCACCGAACAGCGGCTGCAGAAATATGCGGACGAACTGACGGGGCTGCAGGCGCGTCAGGTCGATCTGCAGATGGATCTGACCGGCAATATGCGCGAGCGCGCGGCGCTGGAGGCGCAGCGGCTCGATCAGGAAGCGGCGGCATATCGGGATGGCGTCGCGTATCGCGTCAAGCAGGGCGAGCTGACGCAGGCGCAGGCCGATCAGCTTGTCCTGGTCAATGATCAGAACACGGAAATCGCCAAGCAGGTTGCGCAGCAGAAATATGATCGGGCGAGCCTGCAGGACGAAAACGAGTTGCAGCGCGGCATATTGGAGCGGCGCAGCATATTGCTGCAGGGCGAGCTTGGCCTTGCCAGGACGCAGGAGGAACGCCGGCGCCTGCAACTGGCGCTGCTCGACGCCGGGCAGGAGGAACTGCGCCTGTCGCTTCAGCGGGTGATGATCGCGAACGATCAGACGTCCGCCGAATATCAGAATGCGCAAAACCGGTTGCGTCAGCTGGACGCGGAGCGGGCATTTGCCGCCGAATCGATCCGTCGCGGCACGATGGGGCCGCTGGAAAGCTATATCGACGGACTGACGCTGGATGCCGATCAGCTGAACGAAGCATTCGGGGCCGTGGCGGCGGACGGGCTGCAGTCGCTGAACGACGGAATCGTCGATGCGATCACCGGGGCGAAGTCGCTGGGCGATGCGTTCAGCAATGTTGCCGACGGGATCATCGACGATCTGATGCGTATCGCGGTGCAGAAATATATCACCGCGCCGCTGGCCAATACGCTGTTCGGGAGCGGCAGTGGCGGCTTTCTGGGCGGAATATTCGGCGGTGGTAGCGGCGGCGGTTCGGGTGTCGGCGGCGGCCTGAGCGCAGTCGGGGGTTTGCTTGGTGGACTGCCCGGCTTTGCAGACGGCGGGTCGATCCGCGTCGGCGGCCTGCCCGGCACGGATCGCAACATGCTGTCGATCAACGGCGTGCCGCGCGCGATGGTGAGCGATACCGAAACGTTGCACGTCACGCCGGCGAACGATCGTGGACCTTCGGGTGCTGCGGTGGTGCGCCTGGTGGTCGGCAAGGGCGAGATGTTCGACGCAGAAGTGGTGCGGATTTCGGGCAATGTCGCGACGCAGAAGGTGCAGTCGGCATCGCGGCAATCGGTTTTGGCGCAGGACAGGATATTGCCGTCGTGAGCATCGACCTGACGTATCTGAAGATCCGCGATGTCGATCCGGTGCCGCTGGATTTCGGGAGCACGATCACCGGGGCGCTGGGCGCGCCGACGCAGCATATCGACCGACTCGGCAATCGATGGACAATGGCGGTGGTGACTCCGCCGATGAAATATGAGCCGGACGGGCGGCTGACGTCGATCGACATGGACATGGCGTTGCTGGAAGGCGGCGTGTTCTCGGTACGGGTGCCCGGTTTCAAGCCCGGCACGCCGGGTTCGCCGGTGCTGGCATCGGACGTCACGTCGGGGCGGTCGATCGCGCTTTCGGGGCTGACGCCGAATTATGCGATCAAAAAGGGTGCGCCGATCTCGATCGTGCATGGCGGGCGGCGCTATTTCGATCGGGTGCGGGCGCAGGTGATCGCGGCGAGCGACGGGACGGCAACGATCAGCATCCGAAACCTGATCCGCGTGCCGCTGACATCCGGGGATGTGGTGGAAATCGGCGCGCCGAAGATCGAAGGTTCGATCAGCGAATATCGCGCGCCGATCCCGGTGAACGGCCTGATCAGTTTCAGTTTCCGCATCACGGAAGACGAATAGCCATGACGCCCGCTGTCGAAGCTGCGCTGGAGGCGCCACGGACGCTTGTTGCCGGGCTGCTGTCGATCGCGCTGTCGGGATATACGATCCGGCTGTGCGACGGCGGGGTGGTGACGTGGGGCAGCGACGTGTTCCGCAGCCGCGACGCGACCTATGGCACGATCGGAGAGATCGAGACGATATCGGAAGGCGTCGGCGATAGCGCGCCTGCGCTGGAAATCATGCTGCGCCCGCCGACGATCGCAGCGGCGAATGCGCTGCTGTCGATCGATCATGCCGGGGGTGCGGTGCGGCTATGGCTGGCGTCGATCGACCGCGATAGCGGGGAAGTGATCCCCGATCCGATCCTGCAATTCGCCGGCGAGCTGGACGCGCCCGCGCTGGAAGTCGCGGCGGACAATAGTTTCGGGGTGCGGATCCCGGTGGTTTCGGTGTTCGAACGGCTGATGGAGCCGGACGAAGGCGTGCGGATGTCCGACGGGTTTCATCAGACGATCTTCCCCGGCGAACTGGGCATGGCGAATATGACGGCAACCCCGATCGAGGATATCTGGGGTCCGGGCGATATCGATACGGCGCCGATCTATGTCGGGTAGCTGGGCGATCGAGGCGCAGCGGCGGGCCGACGCCATCGAAGCGCTGCGCACGCATTTCGCGGGCAAGCCGTACATGCTGGGGCGGTGTGACTGCGCGCGCGCGGCGGCGTGGTATCTGCGCAAGCTGGGGCACAAAGTGACCGGATTTGCCAAAGCGGGGGCGTATCGCAGCGCGCTGACCGCGCAGCGGGCATTGGAGCGCGCGGGTTTCGCGGATCTGGGCGAAGCAGTCGATTCGGTGCCGGGGCTGATGCGGATCGCGCCGGCATTCGCCAAGCCGGGCGACCTGATGCTGGTACCCGGCGAAGGCATGCCCGCGCTGATCATCTATCTGGACGTCGGGCATGCGCTGGGATTTGCCGGCGACACGCCCGAAAAGGGGCTGACCGTGATCGTGCTGACACGCGACCCCGGATATCTGGCGGCGTGGGCGGTATGAGCGGGGTATTGCGCACCGTCGGCACGGCGCTGACCGTTGTCGGGGCAATCGTCACGCCGCTGAATCCGGGATTGGGGAAAGTGTTGACGCTGGCGGGCGGTGTTACTGCCGCGATCGGCAAGGTGACGGCGAAGCGCCCGACGAACGAACGTCAGGGCCAGCAACTGAAGTTCAAGATCGAGCCGGGGGCGGGAATCCCGCTGATCATCGGTCGCACGGCGACGGGCGGGACGTTGATTCACCGCACCACGCACGGCACCGACAATCATTACCAGACCTATATCGTCGGACTGTCGGGTGGCGGTCCGATCCAGGCAATCGAAGCATTCACCGCCGATCGGCGACTGGTGCCGTTCAGCGGCACCGCCGCGACCGGATATTATGGCGGATGGATGTGGCAGGAGCGCCAGCTTGGCGCGTGTCCCGAATCGGACTGGCTGGATCATGGCGTCACATCGCCGCCCTATGGTTCGGTCGGCCCGATCCCGAGCTGGGGTGCATCGTACAAGCTTTCGGGCATGGCGGCGGCATCGTGGACGATGCTGTACGACACCAAGGCGCGGCGATATCCGAACGGACAGCCGACGCCTGCATGGATCGTTCAGGGCATCAAATGTTACGATCCGCGGCTCGACAGCACCTATCCGGGCGGGAGCGGATCGTGCCGATGGGCACCGCCAAGCGACCGGGCAGCGCATGAAGCCGCGCGGGCGACATGGGTCTATAGCGAAACCCCGGCGATCGTGTCGCTGCAATGGAAGCTGGGGATATGGCTGGCCGATGAAAGCGACAGCGAGTCGACCTATGTCCGCACGCACGGGATCGGGGCGGACATCGACCTGATCGATGTGGCGGCGCATGTCGCCGCGGCGAATGTTCAGGAAGCGAACGGGTGGAAGGTCGGCGGCGAAGTGACGTCGGCGCAAAACCCGTGGGACGTGCTGAAGCTGATCGACCAGGCGGGCGGGGCGGAGCCGATCGCCAACGGCGCGCTGATGTCGATCCTGCAGAAGGGGCCGCGCATCCCGCTGGGCACGATCACGCGCGCCGAACTGGGCGAAGGGGCGATCCGCAAGGCGGGATATCGCCGCCGCCGCGAACGGATTAACGGGTTTCGGGCGCGGTATCGATCCGAAGATCATAGCTGGGAAATGGTCGATGTCGCACTGGTGCAGTTCAGCGACTTCGTGACCGAGGACGGGCGCGAACGATCGGGCAGCGGCGATTATTCGCTGGTCCAGCAGGCGCAGCAGGCCGCCGAGCTGGCCGGATATGAAGTGTGGGACAGCCGCGAGACGACGCACGAAATCCCGCTGAAGCCGCGCGGGATCGATCGGCGCGTGGGCACGTGCTGGACGATCGATATTCCCGAACTGGAATGGAGCGAGGATGTGATCGTGCGGGCGCGCAGCATCGATCCGGAAACGCTGGGCATCACGATCACGGCGATGACGGAAAATGGCGACAAACATGAAGCCGTGCTGGACCCGACGCCGGTGACGCCGCCCGATCCGGATATTCCCGATTTTCCGGATGAGCCGCCGTCCTATATCCTCGACGGGAATTTCTTCTGATGGCGACGGAAATCGCCTATCGGTTCAAGCTGGCGGGATATTCTGCGGCGGCATGGACCGCGGAAAATCCGGTGCTGCTGGAACGCGAAGTCGGGCTCGAACTCGATACGATGCGTCTGAAGATCGGCGACGGCTCCACCGCGTGGAATTCGCTGGATTACTGGTCGCAGGGGACGACTGCGGCGCAGGTTTCGGTGACGCCGACCGGATATCAGGTGATCACCGCCACCGATGCGCAGACGGCGTTCGACCAGATCGACCAGGCACTGCTCAATGCGCGATCGACGGGCATCCGTTATGGCGGTGCGCTGAGCGATCTGGGCAGCGGCGTGGTGCGGATCGCGGCGGGGCAGGGCGGCATCCTGGACAATAGCGATCCGGCGGACCCGCAATATTCCTCGGTCAACTGGGTACAGACCGACATCGACCTGTCGGCCACCGATACGGTGCATTATGTGTACGTGAATGCGAGCGGCACGGTGACGTCGACCACCACGCCGCCGTCGCACAGCGAATATCGCACCGCGATCTGGCTGCACCGGGTTTCGATCCGATCGGGCGCCTATTCGGCCTCAACATCGATCGTACAGCCGTTGCAGCAATATGGCCCGCAGATCTGGGATATCTGGCGCGCGCTGGGGCTGATCAAGCGGGGGCTGGAGGTTCAGGCCGCGTCGACCGATCTGACGCTGTTGATCGGCGCGGGCGAGATTTATCAGGCAGGCGCGAATTTTTACGACAATCCGCTGGTTCCGGCGGAAGTCGAATATCCGGCGAAGAACCCGGTGACGTTCCGCCACGTCGACCAGGACGGCGACCAGAGTGCGGACCGTACGACACTGGACGTCGGCAATTACGACGCGTCGGGCACGGTGACGGCGATCCCCGGTTCGTCGGCGCGCGCGAGCATATTTCAGGTGATGCAGTTCCCGGGGAGCGGCGGCAATGTCCGCATCTTTTACGGGCAGGCATGGTACAACAATGTCACCGACGCGCTGGAGGCGCTGTCGACCGGCGCCTATATCGCGACGATCCCGGAAAGCTATTCGGAAAACGCAATCACGCTGGGGTGGATCATCGCCGAAAAGGGCGCGACCGACCTGTCCGACGGGGTGCAGATATTCGTGCAATCGGGGCGGTTCGGCACGGTTTCTGGGGCGGTCGCGAATGTGGGGCTGGGCGGGTTTGTCGAGGCGCTGGCGCTGGGCGAGCCGGGGGTTCAGACCAATAGCGGCGATGCTGATTTCTCGATCGCCTATCAGGCGGACAAGCGCACCATCCGGCTGACCGGCACGATCACCGCCGATCGCGCGCTGACCCTGAGCACCACCAATGCCCGCGACGGTGGCCGTTTTCGCATCGTGCGGACCGGCGCGGGCGCATTCGTCTGGAATATCGGATCTGGGCCGCTGAAGGCGATGCCCGCCGCCAGCTGGTGCGACGTTGAATATGACGGCGCCGCGGCGGCGTGGTTCCTGGCCGGATACGGCACTCTCTAACCCGAAATATCGGCGAAACCGGAGCAACAAACATGACAGTCACTCCCGGCGTACTCCCGATCAGGGGAGTGCGGACGCAGGCGCTTGCGCGCCTGATCAACTTCGTCGGTATCGACCTGACCGGGGCTGCAGCGCGGCTTGTGGTGGTGCAGAACTGGGACAATGATCCGGACAGCCCGGAATTCGGCGGGGCGATCACGACGACTGCAAACGGCAACGGATCGGTGGTCACGCTGGGCACCGTGACGACGTCAGGCGGCGTTCCGACGAGCCCGGTGACGCTGACCATCGGCGAAGACGATATGGCATCGGTGCCGGATGCCGCCGAAGTGGGCAATGACGTCACCTGGAAATGGTATCTGGAGCTGACCCCCATCGGCGGCACGCGAGGACGCTATCTGGAGGGAGATTTCATTGTCGGCGGATCGCTGAGCGGCGCTGGCAGCAGCGCTGTCATCAACGCCACCGTGGCCGATGCGACCGTGGCGGTTACCATTGACGGCGCCACCGCGCTGGCGCCGCTTGTCGCAACGGCTGTGAACGCGGCATCGGTCGCGGAAGCTGCGGCTACTCTGGCGCAGGGCGAAGGCAATATCTACGCCACGCGCGCTGAAGCCGAAGCGGCGGGACTTTCCGATGGCGAGTGGTTGATGATCCTTGCTGACGAGGATCAGGGCGATCTGCGCACGCTGAACCGCGTCGAATCTTCGGCGGTCGTTTATTATGAGACGATCCCGAGCACCAACATGGTGTGGGCGCCACGCTTCACCGATCTGTCGTCATTCACGTTCGCCGGGGCGATCGATACGATCCAGACCAGCGGACATTCGGTGTCGGGCCTTGGCGGGGCGCGCTATAATCGCGTGACGGGTTCGACCGCAGGCTTCACCGAGACTGTGTGGCGAACGCAGATCGGCGCGAACTGGTACGAGATAGACCCGCGTGATGTGTCTCCGGCGAGCTTTGGCGCGCTGCCCACCGATGATGATCATGACGCGATGTTCACGGCCATGATCGCGTGGGCGGCAGAGAAGGAGGCGGTCTATCCGCTCCGCTGGACGCATCCCGGTTTCGAGCTGCTGATCACCGAACAGATCACGTTCCAGAACCTTTTCTTCGATGTCCCGTTCGTGATCACGGGCGACGCCTATATCCGCGCGCTCGACAAGACGACGAACGGCACCCTGATCCTTCAGCGCAATAGCTGGGTGCATTTCGCTGGCTGCGGGCGCATGGTGCTCGACGGTGGCGGCGCGCAGGGTGTTCTGGGGAACAACGGTTATTCCGGCTCTGGCCTCCCGATCTATGGCGACAATCGCAGCAAGGTATCGGGCGAGCTGCCGAGGGTCGTGAATTGTCGCATCGACCCCTTCTATCGCGGCGGCAAGGTCGCGGCACCGCAACAAGGCTATGACGAAATAAAAATCACCATTTGCGGTGAGAATAGCGATGGCGGCGTCAGTCACGAACCGGATTTCGGCGCCGCGACCAGCTACGTGAAGAATGCTGAATACGACATCACGCTCACCGGCATGAAGTATTTCGCGTTCTGGGGCCTGTGCGGCAACGGCCCGAATATGGACCCGTCCAAGGAATCCAATGAGGCGGAAATTCGCGCCTACAACTGTGGTGGCGAAGGCCAGGGCCGCACCTTCACAGCCGGCGACGTGGATACGGTCAACAATACGATCACGGTCCCGGATCACGGTTATTTTACGCGCTCGACCATCCTGATCGACGGGGCCGCGCTTCCCGGCGGCATTTCGATCGACGAATATTGGGCGGGCCGCGTGGATAAGGACACGCTGATGATTGCGTCGTCTGCAAGCCAGACGGTAAACGTTCCGCACACATCGTTCAGCGTCGATTCCTCTGGTCGCGTTTCCAAAGTCGGGCATAATTTCACCACTGGTTTGGAAATCGCATATCTCTGCCCCACCGGATGGACCGAGCCCGATCCGGATAATCCTGCAAGCCAGCGCGATCTGAGTGTTCCCGACAGCGTGGCACCCACGGGATTGACCCATCTCGACCGCTTCAAATCCGTTCGCCTGAGCCACAATTTCTTTGCTCTGACCCTGACTAGCGCGACGTTCCGCACTTTTACGGCGGGTGCTGTCAACCTTGGTGCAGACACGATCACGATCCCCAGTCACGGTTTTTCGACCGGTGACGCGGTTCGTATTTCGATCGGCGCGAACAATACGTCGATCAGTTCGGTCGATCAGTTAATGTTCGCGCTGCAAACCGGCACTGCCTATACGCCAGGCACGGCGGTTAATGTCGGTTCGACCGAGGCAAGCGGCAACGACCAATATAAGCCTGACACCGTCTATTATATTCGCGCCATTGATGCGAATACGGTGGCGCTTTACCTGTCGGCTTCGAACGCGTCGACGGATACCGATCGCATCGACATCACGCTCGGCGGCAACGCGACCATGGGGCTGGTGCTGCAGTCGGATATCGTCACCTTTTCCGATCAGGGCTCAGACTATCAGAGCTTCATTCACCCGATCGATCTGACCTCGACCGGCAGCGGCACCATCTATCTGGGCGGCACCGCGCCGCTTTGCATGGATCGCAGCGGATGGGGCACGATCAAGCTGTCCGGCTATAACGACGCGTCGCGCGGTGCCACCGATTACATTCGGGGCCGTTTTCAGCATTGCGACATCGATCTGCCTTTCCATGCGGCCCTAGCCGGGCGGCTGTGGGAAAGCCACAACATGGTCACGATCGGCGAGTCGGTTACGCCCGGCAGCACCAAATCGATCGGCAACCGCATTAGGGTTCATGTATCGGCGGGCGGCCGCGAAATGGCGCAGGTTACGGGGACCGCGACCAGCGGCTCCGCCGTCATCGCGATCATCCCGACGGCCGATCTTCAGCGCATGACCGTCGGCGATTTCGTGACCGTTTCGGCGAATTTCCCGTCCACCACAGCGGAATATGAAATCCTCGCCAAGACGCCGACAAGTATCACGCTGGACACCAACGCAACGAGCGGCGGCAGCGTGACGCTCACCCTCGCAACGCGGTGGAACAAGGGGGTTCTGTCAAAGGCAAATCCGGGCCTGATTGGGGGCAACACGACCAACGGTGTGCAGCCATTTGGTTGCCTGATCGAAGGGCTGGTTTCGGGCTATCCTACCAGCGTTCCGCTGCTGTCCGACGCCGCCGCAGGCGTGACGTTCGATCTGATTCGGGTCGAGGACGGGCAGCGCTATTCGGGACGCTCCGCCGACTTCGCAACGATCGGGACGGATGCAAACAAGTTCTCCGCGACGCGCGGGCTTCAGTTGCATTACAATCCGCTCACGCTCGGGAACCTGTATTTCAACGACAATGGTTCGACCGAGGCGTTGATCCGTGGCGTAGGGTCGCGCGTGCCGACGTTTGGAGACAGCGGCGGAACCGTCGTCGCATCTGCAACCACCAGCGGGTGGAAGGCTCAGTCCAGTTCTTACAACGGGCGCCATTTGCAGATCGGCGCCTATCATCTTTGGTACGACGCGACCGGCGATCTGCGCACCAAGAACAGCGCCCCGGCAAGCGATACCGATGGCACCGTTGTCGGCACGCAAACTTAGGAAACGGACATGGCGATTATCAAGGAAATCAGCGACCGGGGCATCCAGTTCAATTACCATCGCATCGGCGCCGTCCAGAGCAATATGAGGGGCGCGCTACAGGTGCAGGTGCTGAGCTGGATCAACGCGGAAGCCGCCGCATCGGGCGCCATGGGCTCCAGCCTGATGGACGATCAGCCCATCAACCCCGCATTCCTGACGCCGCATCGGATCGATCCCGATCGCGAGGACAGCGCGGTGGAGGTGCCGCCGCTCGCCACGCTCTACGACTATCTGATGGCAAGCAGCGCGCCGCTGGCGGGCGGCGTGAGCGACGAGGTGGAAGCATGAAGATCGCGGACCTGAAGGACGGGCTGAGAATCGAAGCCGAAAAAGACACTCAGGCAGGCCCGGCGGGAACGCGCTTTTATGTGCGTGAGGCGCATGGCGAATTTTATGTCGTATCCGAGCTGAACCCGGAAGATTTGGTGGACCTGTCCCTGTTCTATCAGGGCAAGGAGCTGATCGGATTTGCGGTGGCACCCTCCGTCAGCTGAAGCCTGTCACCAGCCATGGGGTGTGATCCGGCACACCATCTGTCGGCGGTCTGCGATATCTACAACGCGATGTTTCATTAACACCGAAGGAGACTGACATGGCCAGCGTTCCCCCCGAACCAATCGAACCCGAACCACAGCGATTGCCCGATACGCCGCCGGATGATGAAAGCGGCGGCAATGGACCACCGCCGCCGCCGCCCGGGGGCTGATCGGTGGAGCCTTTCGTTCTGCTAGCCGGGATCCTGGCGGCATGCGTCGCCGGGATTTCCCTGGGCTTCTGGCGCCGGTCGCTTGCCGCATTCGTCCTCCTGGGAAACTGGGCCGCAAATACGGCTGTCGTTTCGGTCACCGGCAACGATCATCCCTGGGTGGTGTTCGCGACTATCGATTACGTGTCCGCGCTTGCATTTCTGATGATCGGGGGGATCGCCGGGCGGCTGGTCGCGGCAACCTACGCCCTGCAGCTGCTGATGCATGCTGCGTATGTGATTTCAGGGGGAGGGCCATGGCCGGACTATGCCTATTGGTGGGGCCTCTATTACGTGGCCTGGGCCCAGGTCGCGATCGTGTTCGGGTGGATGGGCATTGAACTGGCTCGCCGTGCTTACGCTCGTCGCGGGAGCATATCAGCTGCTGCACCGAGCCATCACCCGCAACGGCGAGACGAAGCATGAGCACAAACCCGATTGAAGTCGCGGTGGCGAACTATACCCCCACCTTTTACGCCGTCGTCTCGCTGATCGTGATGCAGGCATTCTACCTGGCCGCAACTGTGGTTCGGAAGGGCCCGGAGTGGCTGGACCGGTGGACTGCGCGGCGCAAGCAGGAGGCCGAGGAAGAGGCCGAGGAGCGCAGGCAGGAAAAGACCGATATCGCCGCTCTGAAAAGCGAGGTGTCGGAATTGAGCAAGCGTCTCGACCGTATGTCGCACGCGCTTACCTTCCTGATCCCTGCCGCGACGACAACGATCAATGCACTCGAGGCGGTTGAACCGGGCCATGCGGCGATTTCGCAGGGCCGCGAACTGATCCGCATGGCAGTGGCGGCGCTGGGCGATAATGACCCGCTGAGCCCGGCGCTGGAGAAGCTGGCCAGCTACCCTGGCGTTCCGATGCCGCCGAAGAGGCATGCCGCCGCAGAATAAGCCCTGCGGCGTCAGATGCGCCGCAACCGGAGAAACCAGACATGGACGTTAAAGAGTTGCAGCGGCGCGTGGGCGTCGCGGCCGATGGCGTGTGCGGGCCGCAAACGCGCGCTGCTATCGTCAATGCGATCACCAACATCGACGCGCCGGCAATCACCCCTGCCGATATCGAACGGGCGGCTATCGAGCTGGACGTATCCCCAGCGATTATTCGCGCGGTCCGCAAGGTGGAAGCACCGCGCGGCGCGTTCGATTCGCGCGGTCGCATTTCTATCCTGTACGAGCGCCATTATTTCAGCAAGGCGACCGGCGGTCGTTTCGATCAAGCCCATCCCGACCTTTCGGGCCCGGCGCGGGGCGGCGGAGGCTATGGCACCTATTCGCAGCAATATGACCGGCTGACCGCCGCCTGTGCTCTCGATCCCAGCGCGGCGTTCGCTTCGTGCAGTTGGGGCGCGTTTCAGGTGATGGGTGCCCATGCCGACAAGCTGCATTATGGCGCTCCATTTGAAATGGCGATGGTGCTGAGCGTGAGCGAGCGAGCGCATCTGGACAGTTTCGTCCGATACGTGAAAGCCTTCGGACTCGTCGACGCGTTGCGCCAGTGCCGCGCTGGCGATGCGGAAAGCTGTGTTGCCTTCGTCGCGGGATATAACGGCCCGGATCATGCCCGGTTCGGATATGCGCCGAAGCTGGCCGAGGCGGCGCGATGATGGCGCGGTTTGCACTGGCAGTCATGGCGGTTGTCGGCTGGCTGGGGCGCATACCCGGACACCTTGCCGCCCCGTTCCGCAGCCTGTTGTCGCAGGAAGGGCGGCGGGCATGGGCGTTGATGCTGCTCGCCGGGGGCGGGGTGGCGATGACCATTTATGCAGGGTTCACGCTGTGGTTCGTGCGGGAATCGCCGTCGCGGGTGTTCTGGCTGGGCGTCGGTGCGCTGATCCTGATCGGGATCGTGCTGACCGGGTTTGCGGGCCTGTTGATCAAGCGGACGATCCGGGTGAGCCGCGACGGGATCGAGATTGCCGATGTGGTGGCGGCCGCAGCGGCGGAAGCAGCCGCCCGGACCATTGCGAAGAAGGAGGGTGAGTGATGATAGCGGAAACCATCGCCTCTGCCGTGTGGGGCTTCGTAGCCCGGAACTGGCGCTGGGCGCTCCCGCTGCTCGTTGCCGCCGGGCTGTTCACGGCGCTGTCTATCACCCGCCACACGCTCGCGGGCGTGCGCGAGGATCTGGGCGACGAAAAGGCCGCTCATGCGCAGACGATCGCAAACTATCGCGCGGCACAGGACGCAGCGCTGGCGGAAGCCATCGCGCAGCGCGACCGACTTCAGGATCAATATCAACTGGCAGCGGAAAGGGCCGATTATGCTGAAACTCAACTTGCGGCGGCGCGCTCTGCCGCTGATCGCTTTGCCGATGCTCGCAGCGTGCGGACATACTGCACGCCCATTGGAGGTTCGACCAGCGGACCCGCTGCCGCCGGCGAAAGTGACGCTACCGCGCGCAATAACCGACCCGATGCAGATGCCGTGGTGCTCACCCGAGGGGAATACGACATCTTCGTCCGAAACACGCTGCGACTGAAACAGGCGCATGATTGGGGAATGAACCTGATCGCGGACGGGCTGGCGGTGAAACTCGCGGAGTAACCGCAGATGTTCCGTACCAGCAGCGACTCAGGATAGTGGCGCCTGCGTCTGATCGTGGTGGAATCCTGCATTGCAAGCCAGTCTCCACCTTTGCACTCAGCAGCAGCTTCGAGTGCCAAGCACTGCCCGCTATCCAGCCCTTCCGCTAAATGCACTACTTCGTCAGTGTGGGTCATGCCCTGAACCCCGTCAGTTCGAACACAAGCGCTTTCTGCTCGTCGGTAGCATTGATCGATGCCAAGCCTCGCTGAAGCAGATCGGCGCACTCTGCGCGACGGGCGTTTTTGAGCTCCTGCTGCTCGCGAAGTTTTGGCAGAAACTTATCGCGCCACGCCTGATTTTCCGCTTTAATGCGGGGCAAGTCGTCACCCCAGGCCATCACCCATTCCCTTCTGTATCAGTGAGGCGAGCAGCTCGGACAATGGATGCGAGCGATTTGACGATTTCGGCTCTGGTGTCCTCGTCTATTCCAGCGAATCCTTGCTTGATCCCCTTGCGGTCGTTTAAATCTGCGAGGATGCCGCGCGCCGCAGAATGCGCCCAGTCCAAGGGCGCAGGCGGCTCTAAGCCACCCCCATTCCACCACGCATCAGGAGCGTCGTACGGGTACTTGTTGCCGTGTGCGATTGTCGATCTTGCTATATCTACCATATCGTCAGTCATGGGGTTTTCCTGTCGTGTTGGGGGAGGGGCTGTGACACGTCGATCGCATAGACAGAGACCGGCTCGGGTCCGAAATGCGGATGCGTCAATGTCTCTGGAGCGAAGCCACGCCATTGCCGCGTAAGCCGCGTCTCGCCCTCTATGCCGCCACCTTTGGGATAGCCTCGCGTCAATACAATATTGTCGTAGGTGCGGCCCATGAGGCGCGTTTTCCAGTAGGCGGTTTGGAGTCGATACTCCTTCAGCTTTTCACCGCGCGCGATCTGGTCGAAGTACTCACCTTTGAGCGGCAGGTGTAGGTCACCCAT